AATTATTTGGCAAAATTTCGCACTAAATTTGGCAAATTTAAATTAAATATTTAATGTATGATTTTATATATGATTTATTGTATATTATAGCTTGGATAAGCGTTCTTTAAAACTTTTTAATTTTGGTTGTATATCTCTTCGTCTTATATCGATTTTTTCAAAAACTGATATCGCCTTATTCAAAATTCGTTTTTCATCATCATATCTTTTCATTTTATGGTATATAATAGATAGCCTATCATATGGAAAATTACCTTCACACATTTCATTTACATTCATCTCATATAGCTTTATTGCTTCATCAATTTTTCCTATTTTCTCATATTTTTGACCTTCTATATTTCTTTTGTATTGTACTTCAATAATCTTATAATTCATTTTTATTCTACCTCGTTATAATATTCTCCAGATAATGTATTAGGAAATAATATCATATCAAGTGTAGAAAACCAATATTTTTATATAAAGATGTAATCATCGTAATTTCTACTTAATAAAGTCTTTACCGGTTTGTCTCTGTTTTTTTGGTATGTATTCTAAAATATCAGATACTTCGCACTCAAGAGCTTCACAGATAAGATCCAAGTAATCCAAGTTGATTCGTTCAATTATTTCATGATACATTTCATTGATTGTAGTTGGACGAATGCCTGTCTTTCTTGCAAGATCAGCCTGTGTCTATCTTTTTTCACCCAGAAGTCTAGATAAATGAATTTTTATCATAATGATTCCCCCAAATATGTTCTTGGGGAAATTCTACCACTATGGGTTATTTCATCTTCTAGTTGGTTAGAATATAACTGTTTAGGTTATTCAATTTATAAAAAAAATTAATAGTTCCGTATTATCAATTCACTATATCTTCCATCTCGGCCATCGTATTTACCAACAAGGTTATGATTTCGGCTAATTTCCTCAATCCTGAAGCCTTTGTAAAGCTCCCTTATATATTCGCAATCATTATATGAAAGTAAAAACTTGCCTTTTACCTTTGTAATAGACACAAACAGCCTTGTATGGTCATCTTTTGGAAATACAGCATCATAATACTTCTCAGTGCCATAGTAAGGCGGATCAAAATATATTAACCCGTCTGGCTTGTCATAAACCTTAATCAGACCTTCAAAGTCCTTGTTTTCTATAACTACCCTAGATAGCCTCTCCTGAATCTTATCAAGGTACTGTACCATAACTGAGATGTTCTTTTTGACACATCCATAGCTTCTTACATCCGACCCATAAGAAGTCTTTATAAGCATAAAGAATCGGGCAGCTCTTTGGATGTCCGTCATGCCTCTGATGCTATACTGAGCTTTAAAATCTTCAAAAAGTTCCCTGGAATTTAACATGAATGAAAGCTCTCGCTGCAGCTCCGGGCAGTGATATTTGACACACTTAAAAAGATTTACCAAGTCCCCGTTGGCATCGTTATAAACCTCTAATTCTGCATGCCGCTCTTTTGCAAGCAATACCCAGGCGGCTCCACCGAATACTTCAATATATCTGCTAAATTTCTCAGGAAATCTTCTAATGATTTCATTACGAAGTAGTTTTTTACCGCCAATCCATCCTATAAAACTATTCATTTGTACCTCCATTTTTCAACTTATGTTAAAATTCGAAAAGGGTACCTTGATATACAAGGTACCCTCTGTGATTAAATATGGTCATATTATTACGCTGAAGACTGTTTTAGTTCGAGCTTTCGGAATGTTACTTCGTAGGCACCCATGGCAGCTGTTGTAACTATTATAGCATTTAAGACAATTAATCCTGCCCGTTCAAATAATATAGTGCCTTGAGTAATATATTCCGCGAAAAGCAATATTAATAGCGCAATAAAGTATACAAAAAATCGAGTAGGTATCTTCCGAATACTATCCAGGGGGACCTTTAGAAATTGAACAATCACCAAGGTGGCCGCCATGGCTCCGCCCATTGTTCCAAGATACCCCCATGATGTGTATCCTATTTCGTTTTCTGTAGGGGAGCTATCTGCAGCAAATACTCCAAGCGAACACATCATCATGATTACCATTGCAATGAGTAAACAGATAAAACCTTTCTTTGCAAATTTCATATTTGACCTTTCTCCCCTTTGAGCCTGGGGGCCAGCTTTTGAACAATAAACTTTTACCAAGTTAGAATATTAGCCAGAACGCGGCTTGTCGTGAATACTGCCTTTCCTTCAGCAACTAAATTTACAGACCCTCCACTATCCAGGCAGATTGATCGGCCAGCACATCCGAGTAAGTCCATTGTATGCCTCATGCGTGCTGCATCACTGAACCGTTGAACCACAATATTGATTTTCTTGCCGTTGAAGCCTATAGCCAGACGGTTGCATCTATATCCAACTGAATCAGGATTAAATCCTTCAAACTTAATGCTTTCTTTTACATCCCCTGAAGCTGGAAGATAAAAGCCCTGGCATGCAAATTTTATCTGATCAACAATCGAGGCAATGTCTTTGTCAGGCATTTGAGCGGCTTTAACAGTTCCATCCTTTAATACAAGCAAGGTACCTTTGATATTACCTTTCCATGTTTTATATTCGTGCCTGTCATGCAAAACCTTACCTGCAGACATCAGCCAACCGATTGTTACACCTGGATTGCCATAATTAAAAAAGTTACCGTTAATAAAGCTTTTCACGGTTTTAGATAATATTTTACCAGAACTGTTTACCAACTTTGCTGACAGCTGCAGCGGATCTAGCTCAACTATATCTACTCCCAGCAATGCATCCCAAGTTCTTGGTCCAACAATACCGTCTTTTGTAAGCCCAGCAGTTTTTTGAAATTTCTTTACTGCAGCCAGTGTTTTTATACCGAAATCACCGTCTATAGCTCCACATGCAAAGCTTGCAAAATTTAATTCGCGCTGCAGCAGTTTTACGTGATCACCACATGCTCCGAATTCAATTGTTTGAGGTATCTTACCATTTCCAAGTATAATATGTTTATACACTGCTGTATCCTCCATTAAAGCCTCTGTAATCATTACAGCTAGCGGAAAGTATTTACCTGGACAACTTGTGTTTTGCCAGTGCTTATGTCCATCAATCGTCTTGATGGTAGTTATTAGCCGTCTAAGATAGCGAATTAATTCAACCCCTGATAAATATTGAGCTTCCGGCATAATTGAGTTACATTTGTACTTTGTGCTTGGTTCATATGCTCCCTGGAAACCAATGCTGATTATGTGGCTATTATTATCAAGTACACCGGCTCCTTGATTTAGTCCGCGCCCCTCATAAATCGACCCATCAAAACCTATCCAATAGTTATATCCAAAACCCTTCCATGTCCTATTATCTCGATCAAGATGCCACTTTTCTATCTCCCAAATGTCTGCAGTTGGGTGAGCCATATGATGCAAAGCAATGCTGTCTACTTCTTCAAGTTTTAGTGGACTGACTGCCGGATCCAATCGCCAATGCCAATTCGGTTTTACAATATTCATAATTTATACATCCTCCTTTTTTTTTGAGCATAATAAAAAGAACCCGGTTTCCCGGACTCTTAATTTGTTTTTTTATGAACACTTTTTGTGAATCATTTTCAATTCATCATCGTTTAAATGACAGTAAATCATCGTTGTTCCAATGTCACTATGACCGAGTAGCTGCTGAATGGCTGCCATACTAGCTCCGTTTTTCAACATTGCCATGGCAAATGTGTGTCTCATGATGTGGGGGTGGACATGCTTATTTAATCCTGCTCTCGAGCCGATGTCTTCAAAAACTTCTTCAATTGACCTACATGACAACCGGTCATATGGTGCGCGGTCGGAAACAAATAATGCATTGTTATCATCCTTCCGGCTGTCAAAATACCGCCACAAATGCACACGGGCTTTAGCATTAAAATATACCCGTCTTTCTTTGTTACCCTTACCGATTACCAGACACGAATCATTATTCCAATCAATATCACTTTTATTAAGAGCATAAATTTCGGATAGCCTGCAGCCGGTTGAATAAAATACTTCCACGAGTGCCGTATCGCGTTTGGTTCTGCAGGCTATACGTAAATGCTCCAATTCAATTTGTGTGAGATAATCCCGCAGCCGTTTTTCAACTTTAGTGGCCTTTATCTTACACATCGGATTTTTTACTATGTAATCCTCATTCTGGAGCCAACCAAAGAAAGCCTTTAGTATCCATATCATCGTTGCCATTGTGCTATTTTCCACTTCGTTTAGCTGAGAATATCTCGCAAGATACATACGGATATCCATGGCATTAATTAGCTCTACATCTCTTCTCAGTGCATCGGCAAACTTTTTCAAAGTGTACAGATAGTTTCTGATTGTTTTTAAAGATATACCATCAAGCCTCTTTGAAGCTGCATAGATGAGGATCCTTTCGGTAAGATTATCTGTGAGCGCTAGATCGGTACACTCGAGGACCACTGTGTAGTGGCATAATTCCTCATTGAGAATATTACGAAGCTTCTCGATCTGCTCACGATCTAAAAAGTTGTAGGCTTTGTCCAGAATCCGGACGATAATTTCCTCTTTCAATTTTAAACGCCTCCTTGATATGCAGGAGGCGAAATGGTATAATTAATACGCGTAATCACAGTTTCCCTCCTACAGGGGCCTGTGTGAGGGAGTCTTCCAGGTGGTACTGGGGACTCCCTTTGCTATATTCAAATATTTATAGCTGACCTTGACACCATTATATCAGTCAAGGTTTTTTTTATTAATAGGGCTATGGTATTATATCTATAGGACTGTAGAACTAGCCTTACCGCGCCTTTGCGCCCTATTCCGCGGTAACTCACTTAATCATTTTCGCCATTTCAGCCTTTAATTGTGCTACCGTAGTAGCTTTATTTATGTCGGAAATTAGCTTTTCTTTATCGGTTTTGTTGCTATCGGCTTTGGCTTTTAAGCCCTTTTTACCAATATAAGCTTTTAATTTATTATATGCCATTAGAATATTACCCCCTTGTCAACAAGCACTTCAATAAGCTCGTCAAGCACTTCTTCTGTGGTGGGTTCTGGCTCTACCGCAAACATTTCAACGTCAGACACTTCTTCAAAAGTTGTTTCACCTGTTAGAGCATTGTATATTATGTTTTTCATACTTTGTACACCTCCACAGTTGAGCCATTAGTAATACCTCTATACAATAATTCAATAGTAATGCTCGTAATATCAGTGGCTTGCATATAGTTGGTCATGCATCTGGTGTAGATTTGTTGCAATGTCGATGAATATTGTGCTGCCTGAGCAGCGTTCACGTTAATACAATTTGCATACCCTTCCACAAACATGCGCCCATTGGTATCTATAATAAATTCGCTCCTTGACGATATACTGCCTATAGCATTTACAAGTTTACAATCGCTGTATGTTGCGAGGGTGCTTAACGCAAATGCATTGCCTGGGTTGGTACCATTTAACGACAAGGAAATATACCCAGCTGCTGCAGCTTTACTCATTAATTTAATTTTATACCTTTTACTTGCGGGCAAATTGTTTATTGTAATACTCAAAACAAAACTTTCAAAGTGCCATTTTGTCAAGTCAATTGTAGCGTTAGCTGTCAGATTTATAGCTGCACCTCCGCTTGTAAGAGAGAGCTGAAAAGTATCATCTGTTTTATTAACGACATAGTATAGTCCTTGCACCATGCCGCCTGCATACACCTGCAACGGATATACTGCGCCGGGATTAGTGTTTAAAGTTGGGAAAATTACATCGTTATTTACTAATCCATGCCCAACACTGGTAAAAGTATCTGTGTCAACATCAACGGCACTTACAACCACTTCTGTGTTTGTGCTATGGGTGTATGTTGCCACTGGTGTACTTAAATACCGCGCAATATTAGCCAATTGTTCTTCTATCAGGGCCGTTCCTTTTTTATGTTTCATCGTTATGCACCGCCTTAATCAAAATAGCTTACACTGATTAAACCACTGTTTGCACCTGTGCGGATCGCCTTAAAATTGGCAATCTCACTTGCAGATTCAAGTTCAATGGTATCACCAATATCAGCTATGTGGCCTACAGTAGTTGTAGGAGCCCCACCATCTGCCCTGTACCGTATCTGTGCTGTTTCAACAGTAATAACGGCTCTCTTTGAAGCATCGTATGTTGCGGCTGTTAACCCCTTACCGCCTGCAGTATTATCAACTGTCACCTGCTCGAAGGCATACGGTGAAGAGATTAATTTATCCTTTATCCAACCAAGCAGCTCAGTTATTCTCGGTAGACTCATGATCTATCACCCTGTCTTATTTTATTTATCAGTTTTTCTTTGCCTATATTGAGGGCATACTTGATACCCATTTTATCGGCAATTGCCCTGAGTTCGGGAAGCTCCATGTCTTCCAGCCCTTTTGCTTCCTTCACAGTATCATCTGCTGGAGGCAGTGGTTCTGTACCTATATCAAGCATATACCCTATCTCAGACTCCAGCTCCTTCTCAGGTTCCTTCTCAGGTTCCTTCTCAGGATCATGCTTATATCCGTTATCCCGTAGGATTGATGTAATCCTCTTGTCGTCTGTCTCAAACTGCCCTTTTATAAACTTACAAAGCCTCTTGTTCTTTTCTTTGTCCCAGACTATACCATTACCATAAAAAAGCATTGTTTTCCCCTCCACTTAGCCAATAAGAGAGGCCGAAGCCCCTCTATTAGCCGCTATTATACTGTAGTCAGTGTACATCCATCATTAGCAGTTACCCGCCATGCTTTTGCAGCACCAACCTCTATACCCGTGAGCTCGATATAATCCCCGGCAGCTTCCACCGTAATGGTGTTATTGCCGGTCTGGTTAAATGCGGAGGCCACTGTAATAACAATATCTCCGACATATGTTTTGCATGCCAGGATCAATTTCTGTCCTGCGAATGTAGGTACTGCCAGAGTCCTGGTCTCAGCTCCACCGGACACAAGAGGACAGGTACCGGAATTGGTGACTGCTATTGCCTGCCCATCTCCCGGATCTGCTACAGCAGTGGTCAGAGGCTGCGCATTGGCTGCAAGCTTTGCGGAGGTAACATTGGCATCTTTTATCTTTGCTGTCTCTACAGCATCCGCAGCAAGCTTTGCAGCCGTGACATTCAAGGCTACTATCTTTGCTGTCTCTACTGAGTCAGAAGCAAGTTTTGCGGCTGTGATATTAGCATCCAGGATCTTTGCGGTTATTACTGCATCTGTACCAATCTTTGTGGCGCTAACTGCACCGACAGCCAGGTGAGCGTCATCGATAGCACCTGCTGTGATATGCTCAGAATCGACAGCATTATCTGCCAGCTTGGTACCATCTATAGCATCGGCTGCTATCTTGGCAGTGGTAACATTAAGATTGGCTATTTTAGCCGTTTCAACGGCGCTGGCTGCCAAATGTTCAGGATCTATCGCCCCAGCTGCAATGTGCTCACTGTCCACAGCATCATCAGCTAGTTTTGTTCCATCCACTGCATCGGCTGCCAGTTTAGCGGTTTCTACAGCTCCTGTGGCTATCTTTGCGGCTGTTACGTTAGCATCAAGTATCTTTGCCGTAGTAACTGCGTCAGAAGCCAGTTTTGCAGCTGTGATGTTAGCATCAAGGATCTTTGCTGTGGTTACAGCATCACCAATTATCTTCTCGGTTGTTACAGCATTGGCCTGTATTTTGGCTGCACTTATGGAATCGTTTGCAACTACGGCTTCAGGAGAGAGTGTCTTTGAGTTTGATCCGTCATGGTCATGCCCATCGGCAATGGCAAAGACTTCGGCAACAAAATCCTCAAGCGTTTTCCTTAGCTGAGGATTGCGGATTTCAGAAAAATCATAGGTAGGTGTAGTCATTTTATATTCATCCTTTCATAGTAGCCCCGCCAGAGTGTTCCAGCGGGGCATTAGTTCCTATGCTTTATTTGTTATCAAGCGTCAAGCAGGTCGGTGATCTTGCCGTGGTATTCTTCGGGACCATAGTCCAGACCTATCTGGCTGTAAATGAATCCGCCCTTTTGAGCTGCGGTTACTGCTGTAGGCACATCCGCTATAATCTGGCCTTCATAAGGACAGAATACGGGAGCACATGCGGACATTTCAGCTATTACAACTGATGTAGTCGGCATGTAAGGTGCCCACATAGGAGCCAGCATGCAGAAATCAGTCTCGATCTGTTTGACATTAACTCCACCAATATTTCTATCTTCAGGAGCATAACCGTACAGATCTGTAAGACCCTGCTTCTGGTATGCATTGCAAAGTATAGCCATGTTCTGGAATATAGCGCCATTAGCCGCCATTTCTCTGAGCAGTTCCTGGATCATCGCTTTGGTAAGGTATGCACTGCCACCGGCTACCGCATTGGCGGATATTGCAGCGATAAGCCCTCTGGTCTTTGCTGCTGTGCTTGCGTTGGTTGCAGCCTGATATGTCCCCTGAAGGAAACTATACTCTACATCAACAGCCATCTGTCTCATCTGTGCCATTCTTTGGAATGCAAGCTCATCCTTTACAGGCTGATCTCCATTGATGGCGATTCCTGCGATTTCACCAGTAGTGGATTGCTTTGCAAAGCTCACTGCATAGTCATATTTGAATATCTGTACAGTGTTTGTGTCCTGGCCTCTGGTGTAGGTAGTAGCTGCTGCGGCTGCTGCCGAAGCGGCTTCAGTGATAGCTGGCTGTGATGCGCTGTTAAGCGCCCAGGGCTGTGCAACAGGGAACAGAAAACTTTGTGCCGTTCTACCCCCGCTGAGTCCGCCGATTGCGTTCAGGAACGGAGTCTGATTTGCTCCTATCATGAATAACTGGCCTAAATAATTTAGATCTTCTCTATCTGTGTATGCCATTTAAACTCACTCCTTGAAATTTTTTATTTGTGCTTGCAACTGCACCATCTGCATAACATTTCTGGCTTTCTCAGCCTCGTTGTACTTGTCGATGAGCTGCTGCTTGGTTACTGTTCCGCCACTACCGGATCCTCCGCCTGCTGGAGGCTTGCCGGTTTCGTTTTTCACTTCTCCAAATAAGGTCTTGCGGCTTTCCTTAATCGGCTTAAGATGGTTATCCCAGTCTACGATGTTACCCTTGCTGTCCAGGATGATCTTGTCAAGGTCAAACTGGCTTGTTAACAGGTCAATGGCATCTGTTGAGGCTTTTGCTTCCCTGAGTGATCTCTCAATGGATGCTGTTTTCTGCCGGTTGGTTTCGCGCTTCTCAGCAGTTTCCTTATACGCTGTAAATTCCTTGTTAACCTTCTCCAGATCTTCTTTGAACTTTACAGCATCATTCCCGCTCTTACTCAGGTCATCAACCTGCTTTTGCAGATCATCCATCTTTTTCTTAGTGTCTTTCAGATCCTCATTCTTGGAATTGAATTCTTCCTTAGGGATGAAGTGCTTACCTATTTCCTTTTTCACGCTCTCCAATACCCCTGCAATGAGCTCTCCCAGCTTACCCTCGTCTGATACTTTGCCTTTTAAGGCAGCTTCAATCAACTGTTTTAACCATTCCATATGCGTGTCCTCCACGACTTTTTATTCCGGTTGTCGCCGGTATAGAGTGCGGCTTATTCTCCCGCCCGAGTATTCATTGATTCCATTGTACAAAAAGCCGGCTATTTCTTGTGCAATGAAAAAAATAAATTTATTCTAACCTCTTGACTTACGGTACAATGTACGGTATGATAAGAATATCAAATCGAAAGGGGATATAGGTATGGTTAAAGTGTTTAAGCTTGAAGCCTATAGCGGTGGAACCATTTCTACAGCAGAAGCAAAAGCAGAAGGTATTAAAACAGATAAATTGCAGTTAGCCAGTATTGAGGATTGTAAGAAGCAGGTTGTTGATGAAGGTTATGGCTCAGCTTACGGCGGGAAAATAAGGGTTGTAGAAGGTGTATTTGAATTTAATTGGGATAAGACTGTATACGAGGCGGTGATATAATGCCTCGCGTTTATACGGAAATCCGCATAGCACATGCAACCGAGCAAATCAAAAGAGATTATGAGAAAGTACTCGACATTGCACTCAAAAAAGCCGGTTACAAAAGCCGAACAGAGTGGTTTAATGAAAAGGTAAGGGAAATAGTTAGGGAACATGCATCCCATCTGATGGTAAAGGAGGAAATCCTATGAAACTAGCAACAACCGGCTATGATTGGGTGATCGTTGACGGATACCCAGATCAAGCATTTTGGAAGAGCTTTATTGAATCGAAAGATAGGACGCTATTCGGGAATTTGAAAAAAAAAGAGTCTAAATAAAGGCTCTTTTCTTTTTTTGCGTAAAAAAAAAACTCCGTGCAATGACGGAGTCGAGAGGAGGTTATCTATGAGAATATATCCGGGTTATCGACAATGACCATATGTAAACCAGTAGCAAGCCTATCAATGGTATCCTCGTCCTCATCAAGTTTTAGATCAAAGTGATGTGTGATACCGTGGATTATTTCATGTAATAGCGTTTTGAACTTACCCTGCTCGCCCTGGATATTCGGTTCTATCCTGATTAGCGCTCTTTCATAATCGATATGGCCGTAAGCCATGTTGCTTCCGGTATTAAGTCTATCCTCGTACTTAACAGCATAATTTGTCCCGCCAATTTTGACCTTCTCCGGTATCTTCATCCTACCCTCGCATTCTGCCATTCCTTATATGTCATATTCGGAATGACCTCGTTTTTACCATCAGTGCCCCTTGCACGCCTAAACTCATTTACATCCTCATACCCATCAAGCACGGCTATCATCGGGCATCGGCAATTAATGGTCTCCTCCGGCGGCCCACTCTGATCCCCAGGATACATAAGACCGTTACTGAATTTCTCGTCCATACCTACGGTCTCACCATCCATATCCTGGTGACTTTCCCTTGTCACGCTGTCCAGAGAAGAAACCCAGCGCTTATTGAGCTTCAAACCCATATTTCCAGCATGTTCGTAACTGTCCTGCTTCGCTGAATTACATACCCTGGTTGTCTCAGTACGTGCAATATCTACTGCCTTATTTGCATTGGTTTCCAGATCTTTCTTGATCCGTGCAGTCAGATCCCGGATACCTTCACCTTGGGCAATACTCTGAATCAGACTTGTCTGTATCTTACGCTGTATAGCCTCTTTATTGCTTTTAAGGCTGATCTTAGACATTGGCGTGAGAATACCCTTGCTTATACTGGATCTGGCTATATTACCATATGCAAGCTTAACCTGATAATTCGTTTCAAGTATGTATCCGGAATAAAAGTAATTGAGCTGGTACTGATCTACAAGATAAGCGCTTACCTGGGGGGTATTGGTCAGCTGCAATGTCTTAATTTCATTCAGCAGCTGTGCCTGAAGCTTCTGGAAGCGATTATACTTATACATCTCTGAACGGGTAAGCTTTCCATCAATAGCATATTTATTTACATACTTGTATATCGTATCCCTCATGCTGTTATACGCTCTCTGGTACTCGCCGGAAAGCTTTTTTGTATAGGTGTTAAGAAGCTGCTCAACCAGCTTTGTTAGTTCCTGATCCTTGTCCATCTATGTCATCCTCCAGATCGTCATCGTCTAACTCTACATCCGGCTTTTCTGCTTCGAGTCTCTCCTGCTCCTCTGCAACATCATCCACCCACGGATGATTTGATAGCCTTGTTTCATCGGATACATTGCCCTGCTGCCCTGCATTGGCTGTCAGGATCTCTGTCTCATTCATAATCATAGACCTATTGAATGTTACATCATAATCCCCCACAGGCGTCTGTCCGTTTATCTGCAGATACCTATTCAGGAAACGCATAACGCGATCAATGAAGTCTCGGCACTCAGATTCAAATTCATTAGCTTTTAGGTCAAGGTTAGCAAACCGAGACTTGATTACTATGTTGGTGATATTGCCATCCCCGGTTTTAGAGGTATCTACCCCACGGCCAAAGCGGAAGATATCATCATTTATCCGGTCAAGCATAGCAGTACGCGCTTCTGTCGGTATATTAACACTCTCGGCATGTGCGTCGCCCTCATCGGACACTTTCAGGGTTTTGTATTTACGGACCTCGTTCAGGAATGTATCAAGGTTGGTACCGTTATAGCCTTTAAGCACCCAGTAAATGTCCTGAATGTCCTCCAGGTTGTTTGCGAAATCTGATTCCACTATGTCATACACATCAATGTGTCTTCTGACCGGCTTTAGATCGTGTACCCGTTCATCATTGTTATAAAACGGTATCAGGGGTACCTTACCCCAAGAGAGATTCTCAGACTGGGTAACTGTATCGCCATACTGTAGCTTTTGTATCATGTGCGGCCTGGGATTAACTACCCCTTCCAAAAATTTATATTCTTTGTTCTCCGGATCCTGCTGATAGTAAGTAACCTGGATATCGTCCCATACCTCGACGCGAATTACCTTCACCATTTCATCCTTGCTGTTGAGAATCGTAACAGGGTAAAACCTGATAGCATAATCAAGCTCATCAGCATCATCCGTTTTGTACATCGCTATTACCTGTTCACTCGGTATGTGCATGAGCTTAAATTTTTCATCCCCACTGATATACGGTTGAGCCCATCCTATAAATTTCTTGGATGCAGCTTTCCCGGTCTTCTTCAAAGCCTTAGGGAATTCTTCTTTACCCAGCAGATCAAGGATGTCTTGCTTTCCTGCCCGGATAGTAACCGGTTTACCAAGTGAATACTGTATCTTCTGATCCACCAATATTTTGTAATACCCAGCTGCAAGCTTGTTATTGGCTTTGTATGGATCTTCGATGAGATAGTCCGCATTAGTGCCGGTATCTCTGGCGTACATAAGCTTTTTACGCGCCATTATCTTGGTGTTATCACTGTCATAATACGCATCCCCGACACGCATCATCTGACATTCGTCAGAGCCCTCAAAATTGCTTATAGCTGATCTAAGAAATGCATTGATATCCTTCGGTGCTTTAAACATTCTACCATCCCCATCCTGGACGCATATCGTCCTCTAGTGCGTATCTCGTGCCATCAATACCGTGGTTATCTTTATCGTCAAGCTTATTCTTGATATTGCCGTCTGCATCAACCTGGTAGTCTATAGCCTCAAATTCCTTAGCTGCATTCGGTGTGCGCTCCGGATCTATAACTATTTCCTCGAGGTCATCCAACCACTTCTCACCAAACTCTACAGATCCGGGGCCCTTCTTCGCTCCCTTGATTCTCACACCGTATCCTCTGACCTCATTAACGCTTTTAGGCTCCGCACTGTCAGCTGTTATCATATCTGCCTGGTACTTTCTCGCTTTAATCTTATCGGCTGCTTCCCGATTACTTAGTTTAATCTCGTATATCTCGTCTATAAAATATAATATCCTACGCGTCTTATCATAGTGCAACCGCAGGAAACAAAATGGATCTGCTGCATATCCCCAGTCAATGCCCTGCCTTATGTTGTCAAAGCCCTTGACCTCTTCATCCGTGATTCTCCTGAATACCAGATTCTCAAATGGCACTATGCCCGCCCCTGTTGGTTTACCTAGCCAGTTCCATTCATATTTTTTAAGATTCTTTTTCTTAACCTCTTCCGCTTCCTGCTTTGCTGTTTCCGATAAGTACGGATTGTCAAGATACGTGCTATGATGGACATAGGTATTAGCAGGTAAAAACTGCGTCTCATACTTCTTGTTTAACCAGTGCTGCTTTCGCTTTGGAGGGTTATAGCTTAAAAATATGCTGTATTGCAATCCTCCTGGTAGCTCTGCCCTTAGTACCGAATCTGTTATAGCGTCAACCTCTTCCTCAGTCTTAAACTCCGTTGCCTCTTCTATCCAGACTATGGTTATGGGAAATTTACTCGTTTTTATGGATTTTATCTTAAGAGTATCATCCCCACCTCTGAATAATATCTTATTGCCTCTTGGCAGGTATGTGAGCTCGTAGGGGCTTTCCTTGGTCTTCCAATGTGCCCCCACTCCCAGATACTCTATCGCCCATTTAAGCTGCTCATATACGCTGGTTTCAACAGTGTTATATACTTTTCTGATTACCAGCGCATTAACCGGCTTTTTCATAAGCTCATATATTATCCTTATACTGATATGAGAGCTCTTGGAGCTATTACGTCCACCCTTGCATACCTTGCGTAAAAACTTATCGCAGGCCCTCCAGAAGTTTCTGAAAGCAGGCAGGACTTTCTCCGACATCCTAATCGTTTCCATCATCGGCCCCTATATCATCAACAATTTTTACTGCGAGAGATCCCATGAGGTTAACATTGTCCTTAAACATATTCAGGTGCTTACCGAGCAATTCAAGGGACTTATTCTTGTCATGGAATCTAATTTCCCTCTCCACGGTCTCCCCCGCGTCTGTGTATGTTGTTTTTACTTTTACGGAGGCAATCGCGGCTGTGTCATCCTCGGATGCATCATTCTTGAGTGTAGCATCTTTCGTATTTACCGCTTTGCCCACATTTACGAATCCTATACAGGCTAATTCACGGAGGATACGATCCGCGTTTATACCTGTACGCCTTGACCTCTCAGCCAGCGCCCGGTCTACGGATGCGCGCACGTTCGGTTTTGCAAGGTTTTCACTCCCAATAACGCATGCACTAGTAGTACTGTAGCCAGCACGAATTGCTGCTTGTGTAGCATTCAGGTCAATCAGGTACTCCTCTACAAATCTCTGCTGTTTCGCTGTAAGTTTGGCCATAAATATCACCTTCCTGCATAAATTGTACATGAAAGCACCCAATCTACCTGCAAAAAATAAAACCCATCTATGCAAATGGGTTAAAAAATATTTTTAAAAAGTCTTATAAGCCGCTATTTTCCACAAAGAGTCATGTTTTTTCTAAATGACTCTTTACCTCTTTTCTTTATTGGAATCTTATATTTATGAAGCCTGCGTCTTATTGTTGCGTAACTACACCATAAGGCATCAGCCACTTTTCGGACGGATCCCAATTCCTCATACAGCTTTTTAAGTTTTAACGGAGACATAACAATCTCCCATTTCTGCCATCTCTGTGGTTCAATGTGTCGGCATATAGTTGCTACATCACAGCCGAAAAGCTCCGCTATCTGCGTCTGTGTCCATCCATACTGCTTTGATTTCCATAAAGCATACATAACCTCATCCGATGTTTTCATCCGTAATCACCCCTATTTCAAGAAATCAAACTCATCCTCGTCAGCTACATCCGGAAGCGGCCAGGGTATGCCATTGATTTTACAGAATGATCCGATCAATTTATCAGATGCCTGCTTACCGGGGTACCGCCCTGTATAGATCTCCTTGTATATTGCAATTTGACCTTTCCAAATTTTAATCTGTTCACTACTTGCCATTATGCAGCCCTCACTTTCTCAATTCTTGCTTTTACCGCTGTCATTAATGCATCCTGCCCAGCTGCTTTGGCTTGTAGCGCCTCCATAACGTCCTCATCAATCGTCCCTTCGGCTATCAAGTGATGGATGATAACGCTATGCTTTTGCCCCTGCCTATGTAATCTGGCATTTGCCTGCTGGTACAGCTCCAGACTCCAGGTAAGCCCGAACCATACTATCGTACTGCCGCCATCCTGTAAGTTTAACCCGTGCCCCGCTGATGCTGGATGGACTGCTAGAAGCTGAATCTTTCCGGCATTCCAATCGGCGATATCCTTGCTGCCTTCAGCACCTTTTCTCAATGTCCGGCAATGCTTAAAACGCATTCTGATACGATCTAGATCATGTTTGTAGCTGTAAAACAGTAATACCGGATGCCCATTGGCCCCTTCCAAGACATCCTCCAGGGTATCAAGCTTTGCATCATGGATCTCTCTTACGCCTTTATTCTCATCGTAAACAGCCCCATTTGCCATTTGTAGCAGTTTGTTGGACAGTACTGCTGCTGTATTGGCTACAATGTCCGCATCGATCATGGGGAGAAGCAAGTCCCTCTCAAGCTGCCGGTATTTTGCTTTTGCATCCTCGGTAAGCTTAACCGGCACTACACGATCAATACGCTCTGGCATAGCCAGCCAATCGACAGATTTCATACTCACACAGATATCAGAAATCTTCTCGAATACGGCCTCTTCAGACTCCTTCTTTTGCTTCCAGTCATAAACCACATACCCGCTGCGAGCTCCCGCCGTGAAATATCTTTCTCTGTATCCGGTGATCGTCTTACCCAGTCTCTCGCCCTGGTCCAGTAAATACATCTGGCTCCAGAGATCCAGCAGCCCATTGGGTGAAGGTGTACCGGTTAAACCTACGATCCTGCTTATCATCGGCCTTACCCTTCGCAACGCCCTGAACCGTTTTGCTGACGGTGACTTGAAGCTAGAGAGCTCGTCTATTATCACTGTATCAAATGGCCAGTCATTGCCGGTTTCACTTACCAGCCATTCAACATTTTCCCGATTGATGATGTACAGATCTGCTTTTACTTTCAGTGCCTGCTCTCTGCGCTTTTTATCCCCCAGGATCTTGGATATCCGCAGGTGCTTCAGATGATCCCATTTTGCGGATTCCCGGCTCCATGTATCCTCTGCTACCCTCAGGGGGGCTATTACTAAAATCTTAGCTGCCTCGAATCGATCATAAAGCAGATCATCGATAGCTGTAAGGGTAATTGCTGTCTTACCGAGGCCCATCTCAAGGAAAAGGCCTAAAGTCGGGGTATCTAATATTCGTTGTATCGCATAGTCTTGATATTTATGTGGCTGAAATTTCATGTATTTGCTCCTTTGAGTCTATTACTAATACCGTAAAGCCGAGTGCCCGTAATTCGTTATGGCGCTTTTCCTGAAGGGGCCTTGCTTTCTTCCCTGTTGCCTTCGTCTCGACAAATACAACTCGGCCTCCCGGGAATAAGCAGATACGGTCTGGTACCCCCGCCGTACCAGGGGAAACAAATTTCCAACATTTTCCCCCTTGCGCTTTGGTCACTTTTATCAGATTAGTTTCTATCAGCATCTCCCTCATGCTTTGACCTCCATTTTTCAGTGTTGCCGTTGTTGCCCTCATACGCACGTACTCATGAAATATGCGTTTAAGTTATATTTCTACCTATATCTACCATATATTATCACTTACTTACTTTTTATCTTTAATAGTATTTTTACGGCAACAACGGCAACACCGCCTCTGTAATCTAGTAATATCAGCCGTATAAGGTGTTGCCGTAACTGACTTTTTACGGCAACGCTACTGCAACATTAGATACAATTAACCTTTAAAGGTGTTGCCGCGCGTTGCCGTAAGAAAACCAGTCACGGCAACACCTTTTTATTTCTTTTTGTCCCTGTCGAATGCAATTTGTACCCCGTAGCCCTTAACCCTTGCTTTACCTTTTAACTCAACCCAGCCTGGTATTTTCCGCATGATGTCACAGATTTCTTTCGCTTCCCATGGCCGCATAGATCCTTTTTTGTTATTAAGGCACTCTGCCCATGTCTGTGCTGCACATACGCGGTTACGGTATACGTCCTTTTTACTCTCATCAACAAGGTCATCAATAGGCGCTTCAAGCCATTCTTGAATCAGCCCCTCCCGTGGATCTTCTTCCATATGCAATCCCTGCATGCGCTCCGCCTCTGCTGATGCTTCCTTGTCAAGCTGCAAGCTTTCCCCCGCATTATAAAGACATAAAGCCTCCGCCCATACCTGTCCTATATCCGCATTACTTAAGCTGTCCCAGTGGCTTAATTTGCGTTTTTCAGGG